CATACATTTGCATCATATTCTTGAGCTTCATCGGGTATATCATTATCATCTAACCCCCATTCAACTAACATTTTCCCACTTACTTTACCCCAGAATTCTAATGCATCATATACTTCAGTAGGCCTATCAAAAGAATGGTATTTACGTTCTTGTTCATCTTTCATTAAACTAACATCTTCATTAACCCAAGAAGTTGCATTGCCTACATTTAATAAATCACGTATTGCATCTTCATCATATCCTGGAACTCCTATAAGCTCAGATAATTCCATACGAGAAAGAGGATGGTGTTGAAATATATACCCTTCATCTATATTAGTTATTCCTGGTTCTGGATACATATTAAAAGGATCAATACGTTCAAATTCTGGAGCTAGTTCTTCATCAGGTTCTGCATATACATCTCCAAATTCATCAGTACTCCAACCTAATTTACGTTGCCGTCTTATAACAGGGCCTTTAAGAAAAGCACATGGAAAAGTTACAAGATCGGTAATAAAATCATTAAAAGATTCAGCCCATCCACCTTCTGCAAATTGGTCACTTATCTTTATCTTCATTCTATCAGCACGATTCTGTGCTTCTTGTAAAACTTTAAATCTATAATCTTGAGACACCGTCTCTTTTATTTCTTCTATCTCCGATACATTAGGAGCCTGACCTGTACTCTCTACAACCTTTAGAACTTTATTAGCAAATATATCTTGTATGGTTTTCTCTTGTTGTGGAGAAAGATCAGGAATCGGTGTTGTTTGTAAATCCCAAGGTGGTGAACCAGTATCAAGTAAAATATCTCTAAGCCATGATTCTGCTGCTCTACATCTTACTTCAGTAATCATCATGTAAACTTCAGACCCGCCCTGGTCTTGAATCTGTCTTAACTTATCAGCTTCATATTCTCCATTACGTTGGCGCATAGCAGAAAGCATTACATTCTCCATAGGCTTTTTAGCTTGACGAGCAGCATCCCAACAACTTTGTAAATACGATGTTAGTCCTATAATGTAAGGTCTATTCTGTCGTTCTTGTAATTCTTTAGCAGTTTGTTCTTTTTCTTGCTTTACAAGCTCGTCATTACCAACAACTCTTAATATAGATAATCCTGGCATAACTATTTTTTCCGGGGAGGATTTCCTATAGTAATAGGTGTATTACCTGATCTAAACATTAACTTCATTTGCTTAGATAAAAAATCACCTTTTTCCTTATTCTTTTTCTTTTGTTGATTTTGATACTTAAGTGCTTCTGTCATTGACATAATTATTTAGCCTTTGGTTTATCAGCGTGAAAATTTCTATTTTTCCATGAATAATTAGGATCTCTTATACTTAAACCTGACTGGGTAGTAGGTGTGCCTCCTTCTGACATTTTATGCATATTACCTACTACACGATCCCAATAAGCCCCCGTTCCGCCCAGGTCACCAGTTTTATGCATATTTTTTATAAACTCACCAGTAGTAGCAATTTGATCCCTAACCTCTTTCACTTCGCCACCGTGTTCATAACTACGCATAGACTCATTATCTGAATCTCTTATATATCTTTTTGTTCCGCCTGCCATTTTAATTAACCCCCATTTCAGCAAATATATCTAAAGTAGTTGATCCAGCATATGTTCCTGTAGTTACAACTTGGATTCGTATAATATCTCCAATAATACCTGATAATTGAGTATTATCTGACATCCCCCCAACAGATGGAGTAGTAGGAGCTGTAGCTGTACTGCGTGTTATATTTGCTACTTTCCGTAAACTAGCAGTAGCAAATGTAAAACATATAACATCAATAAAAGTAGAACCCCCATCTAAGCTAGTTTGAACAAAAGCTTTGGCACTTGTACCACCACTACCGTATGTCAAACTACCTTCAATAGTAAGACTAGTACAATCAGCAGGTACTGAAAGTACGCTACCTACTGTAGCTAAAGATTGGGCTGTTGTAATTGCATGTGAGTTAAGTAAAGTAGTCATTATCTACCCCTCCGAATTCTATTTTGTTCATGAACCATTTCTACAAAACTTGGGATTCCTGATGATCTAACTGACTTTTTAACTTTAGGTATTGTACTACGTTCAACTCTACCGGTACTTTTCATAGTACGGGGAAAGTATTTCTGAGAATGTCTAGTAGTTTTACTTGTTGCTAATTGGTTTCCATCACGAGGATGTTTTTTTCTCCACTCTGTACCTGGAGCTTGTCCTGTAACTTCTATATCAGGAAGTTTTACTACTGGCTTTTTCTTTTTTCTAGTTATTTTTTCTTTTATATAATCTTTACTGCGTCTTAAATTATCAAGCGCATCAAAATCTTTTATTGTTTCTATAAGTGCTCGTTTATCTACCATAATTATTTCCTGTTAGTAAAAGTCAGTTATATACATCCTGACAAATATATACAAAAAAATATACAGCTGTCAACATATTTATATAATAAAAACTCCACTAAGTTATTAAACCTAGTGGAGCCGATTAGCAAAGGGGATGAGTATATGAGTAGGAGATACCTTCGCTAATCTAAGTCCAACCTGCTGATGCTACTTGTTTTATATCCCGTTTCTGTAATATTAACGCTCCTTCTCCTACCGTATTTATATGCATCATAAGATATTGTAATGCTTCAGCTACATGAGAATGTTTATTTTTATCTATAGTCCCATTCTTAGGATGATACCTATAACCACCCATCATTGCAGCTTTTAAATTTGTACAACTTGGATCTACCAGAAATGCTGAGTCTCCGTCAACTTGCCTCATAAGAAAATCATCTACAGCACTTACTCTTGCTGATATGTTATTGGTCTTAGCTGGAAATACTTTCAACCCTTCTGCTTTAATTATATCTACAGCACTACGTTCATCTGTCTGTGCTCTTTGTATCCCAGCTGGATCAGTAACTACAATTACAGGTGCACCAGACCATTTCTCTATTATGAGTGGTTTTAATATTGTACGTGTAAACCTTTGTATACCCATATCAAAGCTTACAGCTTCGCCTAGTATTAATACTCTACCTCTTGGATCTTGCTGTCCTATAACAGCAGCAGGTGTAAGCCCTAAATCCATTCCTATAACAATAGGTCTTATCCCGTTAACAATAGGACGTAAAGCTTCATGTGCCATATGATAATCAGGTCTAAAATATTTATATATAGGTTGACCTGAAAGACTTAATCCGTATTCTCCATCTATAAAGGTACGTATATACTCGTCTGAACGACCCTGTGTATCGTAATAATTTTCAGGTAAATTCTCTATATTCTCAGCATCAGTTGACCTGCCGGATGGTTGTTTAAATACATCCCATCCATTATCGTTCTCACTTACCCCATCTTTAGGATCTAGATGTTCCATCTGGTAAAACCACCACGTATCCATAGTAGGTGGGTTAGTATCACCCCACATCCCATGCCAAGTAGGGCCACCATCTTTCTTAGATGGGAAACGACCAATACGTTTAGACATAGCATCTACAATATTAGGATGTATATCTTTACACTCGTTAAACCAAGTAAAGGTTAGTTCTAGGGAGTTTAAGTTGGCTACGTCATCTGCATCGTCAAGTGCGCGAAACATTACTTCACACTCGACATCACCTACTTTGAAGAAGTAAGTCTTGGTCGTGCGCATATAGGTGCCACACACCCCTGGTGGAAACCAGTCCAAGAATGTTTTTATTGTTGTATCTTGTAATTGTCTGGCGGTTTCACGTACAACAGCAGCCCGAGTTTTGCGTATCCCTTGCTCATTAGGCTCCTGCATGGTAGCCCTCCTCACGATCTCGAATGAGCAGGTTACCGATTTACCTGACCCGACTGGCCCCATAAGCGTACGCATTTTTGCATCTGATTGCATAAACGCTTTGCCAGTAGGTGGTGGCGTATAATCAATGTCTAGTGCCACTTATTTCCATCCAATTTATGTACCCACAATTTTGACACCAATATTCATCATTAAGAGCTTCCGAACAATTCGGGCATTCCAATGATCCCCTGAATTCTATTACATTATCTACGAACCTGTCAAAATTCTCTATAAGTATAACCATGATCTGACTACGTTTATCTTTCTTATCCTTAATAAGTTTTACCCTAAAGGATAACCCTTCACTCATAAGTACTTCAATAAACTCATAAAAATCAGCGAGCCTATCAAATCTTTCTGCTGGTAGTCCCTCGTACTGCTCAGAAAAAAGATCAAGCAGACTCAATGGCTCTAGGTTCATCTTCCGTCACTTCCTCTTCTACAGGTTCACTTTCTATAACAGTCATACTTTTTTCCTCCCCACCCAAATTTATCATTATCTTAACCCCACCTGTGTTCTCTATTTGGTTGGGGTCGTTCTTAGGCTCAAGGTTAGCCCACTTTACAGTGGATTTTATAAGATCAGCCTTAACGCTAGGGCTTACCTCAGCACTGTGTATCAACGTCCATGATGTTGTCAGGAGTTCTTCCGCCTGTGCGCGGGCCTTAAGTCGGAATGTTATTCCTTTCTCCTGTATCTCGCTCCGATATATATCTACTTTCTTCAGGAATATTGGATCTTGGTTAAATTTCAGCATATCTTCTGAAGTAATCTTATGTCTGACGATAACTTCGTCTACAGTCTCTCCGCTTTTCTCTAGCATCAATGCAACATCGAATGCTAATCGGTCAGACCATTTAGTATGCTTTAAAGGTAATGTATCCATAAATCTGAATATATGCGTTAAAAAATAAAAAAGCAAGTATTTAAAACTTTACATGTTGATTTTTTGGAGGTTGTAATGAGAGGTTTACTATATATGCCCCCACGTGCTCGAGCCATGTCCATGTACCCCCCCTACTACTATATATAGGGTAGGTTTTGGTATACGCTAAGACGTACTGTTTATGCGGGATTGTTCAACAATGTCAAGTTATGAGATACTGAATGGGTAGTGAGAGAACGCAGTCGCAAAGACCTTTCCAGTCATATTTGTGCTGCCCGATTAAAGACTGGAGGCTGTGAGTACCTTATGGCTTGTCCACGTTATTATGGTAAGTTTGACTTATCTTTTGATGAAGACACTAAGGTTCTTCGCGTTATAGAGTTGGGAGAAGATGCTGATCCAAAGAAATGCGGATCGGGTGAAACTCTCGAATCTTGTGCCTTAGCTTGGGATCGTGTGAATGATCTCAGGAAGGAGCATAAAGGGGTGATCCTCCAAAAATCATCTTTTTATGAACACCCACAAGGGGTGGTGCCTTTGGTATGTCGTAACCAGTTCGGACGGGTAAATCTTATGATGCTCCCTGAAGACGACAAGTACGGCAAACGCAAGAAGACTAATTACAAATCTATATATAAATAGATCCTCCCGTAATTAGATTCGCGAGCATCGAGCGAGCCGTTTGAATCGGCCAGATGAATACTATCAACCAGATAGTATGCCCAGATGTACAAAACAGGATCCCCCGTCCGCAACGGGCGGGGGAGAACCTTAACAGGACTGTTACTACAATGGTTACTAATTCAGATACTCAGGCAATCCGGCCTGAGTATCGCAACACTAGGAGTATGATGATGATAGAGCATGGTGAACGATGTAAAAAATGTGGTCATATTGACATGATAGATTGGCAAGAATTATATAACCAAACCCCTATGCCAATAAGACGCATGCTAAAAGCTAAAACAGACCGGGTTGTTGATCTTATAGAACAACTTGAGCACTATAAAGCTAGGGCTAAATACCTTGAAGAAGTAACTGGTTGGAATAAAGGAACGATCAGGGAGTAAAGTAAACCTCCCCTCATTAGGCCACCTTCGGGTGGCCCTTTTTTTGTCTGCTATATCTACGAACACTACTCTTATTAGGGAAAGACCCTTGGTCCCCATTAGTCGGGAGGTTACGGAACGTGGTTCTGTCAAAGTCATCACGACAGTACATATAAGGTGGCGACACCATTAGTCGGGAGGTTATTGCACTGCACAATATAAGTACAATCTATTTAATCTAAATTATACTCACCAATTATATACCCGTTACTTTACAATATTAGTGTCAAGTAACCATAAGGACTGCGAGATACAGGGGAGATACCTTATATATATAATCTATTTAATCTAAATAATATAGGTAAAGTACACATGCCCTTACCTCAGTATAATGAGTTGTACTATTATGTACTCTGCGGTACTCCACATTACTTGCAAATCTACAGATTAAATGCCTCACAGCAGAGTTTCCCTGTACTATCAACACCTTGTGCGATACATTTTATAATCTATTGAGTATTGTAAAGTTACCTTATATGTATCGGCAAGTACTCCAGTACTTTGCAAGTACCTCCAAGTAATCCCAAAGTACAGGGGAACTCGTAGGTACTCATAGAGTACACGTAAAGTACTAACATAGCTGTGATTTTTCAAGCGATTTCAAATTTGAGATAATGGGGATACAACGAGCAAACACAGACTCTCATGAGTCTCAACTTTATAATTACGGAGGAAAACATTATGTTACTTGACATAGATGCTGTACCCTTTGATGTACTAGATATGCTTAGCATTCCTGAACAGCGTGTCGGTGAAAGGTATACAGATAGACAGTACAGTACTACTGATGCTGATTGGTGTGACTCGTATAGTATGACACCTGAATACTTACAACGTAGGTATGTGAGTAGGACAGGAAGTACATGCGATTATGCAGGGCGTGAGTACTTACAGCGTTGGGAAGAGTGGAGATATGCTAACTTTTTAGAGGAGATGGTGAGATGGAACAGTTAGAAATGTTTGACTTTGAGTGTCCGTTCTGCATTGATGGTAATGCTATTGCCTACATTTCTCGAGGCTATTATGCAACGGGAGGCAGATGTGGTGAGTATCCATGTAAACCAATGCAAGAACAAATGATGATGCTTGCAGATAGAGGTGTAGTTAAGACAGTTTATATGGGGGATAAGTGATGAGTGAAGATACAACAGTACCCTGTTGCCCTAACTGTAGCATACCTTTGGAGGGTGATGATGAGGTTGGCTATGGTACATGGGGATATTGTGATAAGTGTTTTGAATTTCTGTATGGTAAGGAGGACGTAAGATGAGTGGTATCAAGTTACATGAGAGTGGTTGGTGCATAAAGCCAGACGTACTGGCTGAGTGTTATAGCGGAATCATCAATGATGAGGTAGGTGATAAGTTATACTTGAAGATATGGAATGATGTCGTGTCTGTTATGGCGGATGAACAGAAGGAGTTCTGTACTGAGGACGGAGTGTATAACTCTGACTTCTACTATGAGGCTGTATGTACATCTAATGACGGCACATGGGGGTTGGAAAGGTATTGGCATTTGTTTACTGATGCTGAGAAGATACATATAAACAGAGTGATAGAGGAGAATGAATAATGGCAGACTTAAGTGATGACCAACGTAAAGCTTTGACAGATGCATTAGATAGTATACCTAGTGGTACTAATGTTAAGCACCCATTGGGGTGGCATGCTGAGGCAACAACAGTATTCTGGGAGATTTTAGGATATAAGTACTTCATTAAAGGACGTGCCTTTGATGATGCATTACACAGTGCTAAGGGGGCAGTAGCCGATGAGTAAAGTGTTGAGACTATTTATGATACGTTCACGTAAGGGTGGTATACCCTTACGTGATGGAGATGGGGGAGTTATATATTACAGAGATAAGATGGTAGCTAAGAAAGCTAGACGAGGTCGGGAGGTTGTAAGCTACGGCATTGACCATAAACATTACAAACAGGTAGGAGAAGTGAGATGAGAGCCAAGCAATTAGCAATTGAACTGAAGAAGATATTCAATAGTAATGACATCATTAGGGCGCACTGTCTTGAAGGCAGTCCTGGAGGTGGTAAGACAAGCATCATACAACAAGTTGTCAAGCAGTTAAATGGTTGGGGATACTATGAGAATCATATGCCAACTATGTTGGTGGAAGATTTTGGTATACCCTTGACAGATGCAGAGTCAGGCACACTGAAGTACTTGTTACCTGATTGGTATCCGTCTATACATAGGACTGACATACCTGACAAGGGTGTACTGTGCTTTGATGATAGGAATCAGGCTAGTGCTGACTTGCAGAAAGTACTAGCTAATATTATTCAAGCAAGGACATTACATGGTGTACCTATGAAAGAAGGGTGGCGAATAATATCAACAGGTAATAGGCAGAGTGATAGGGCAGGTGCTAATAAAATACTATCACACTTACGTAACAGAGAGACTGTGTTGGAACTTGAGACATTACTTGAGGACTGGACAGACTGGTCATTAGTCAATGGTGTAAGGCAAGAGTTAATATCATTCATGCACTTCAGACCTAACCTACTGCATGACTTTGATCCACAGCGAGACATCAACCCAACACCCAGAGCATGGGTAGATGGTGTCAACCCTGTTATGGGTGTTGTGTCTAAGGAGAGTGAGCCTGAGTTCTTTAAGGGTGCTGTTGGTGAAGGTGCAGCAGCAGAGTTTGTTGGCTACCTTGAGATATGCCAGAGTATGCCTGACCCACTACGTGTATTGAGAGAACCTAAAGTATACCCAACAGACGGAGACATTAAAGCATTCACAATGTCTGTCAAGTATGCACTGTCTGGTGCGTTGTCTGAGCATGTTACTAATAAGACAATAGGTAATATGATTTCGTTTCTCAGTAGGATTGAGCCAGAGTTCTGTGTGTTAGCTTTGAATTGTGCGTGTCGTAAGCAACCAGAGTTACAGGAAACAGATGAGTTCACAGCATGGGCAGTAAAGAATCAGCAGTATGTTATTAGATAACAGAGGAGGAAACATTATGAGTCTACAAAATGTAGCAGTACTAGTAAGGTTAAACATATCTCAATGGACTGCACGTAAGTATGATAAGCGTGTAACACAGGAGGTATCTGATAGTCATGGAACAGTAGGCGAAGTAGGGAGGTATAACAAACGTATAGTTATAAGCGATTTACTCAAGCGTATCGGGCAGAAGGCAACACGAGTACGTACTGAGTACTATGATAATACTCTAGCATGGGATACAGATGGCATTCAGTTGTTACCATCTGCTAACTACATGGAGTACGTTGGAATGTTTAACGAGCATAAGTCAGAGTGGAATGACATGGTTGGTGAATTCATATCAGCCTATCCGCAGTTAAAGCTAGATGCTCAGCGATTACTTAACAGTATGTATAACGAGTCTGATTATCCAGAACCACATGAGATAGGACACAAGTTTGGTATGGACTTGACTGTGATGCCTGTGCCGTCTGGGGATTTTAGAGTAGACATAAGAGATGATGAGTTAGCACGTATAAATGCTGAGGCTAAGCGTACAGTAGATGATGCGTATAAGGCTAGTATGAAGGAGGTATGGCAGAGGTTGTATGACAAGGTAGATGCTATGAATGCTAAGCTATCTGATCCTACTGCTGTATTCAGAGATACGTTGGTAGAAAATATTAGAGAGGTATGTGAGTTACTACCACGTATGAATCTTAATGGCGACTCTGACCTTGAGAACATGCGTCAACAGGTTGACAGTTTGCTTGCAAGTAATCACCCAGATAGCTTACGTAATGATCCTATCAAGCGTAAACAGAAGGCTGATGAGAGCAAGGACATCATGGCTAAAATGAGTGTATTCATGGGAGGATTATAGATGCCAGTACTAACAACAGAACAGAGGATAAGTAAAGCTAGGACTTTACTTATCCTCGAACACCCATTTGTGGGTAGCATAGCTATGAACTTACCTATTGAACTTGATGAGGACTGCCCTACTGCATGGGTAGATGGCAAGAGTATAGGCTTTAATCCTAAATGGGTAGATGGGTTGACAGATGATGAGTTACTATTCGTAGTAGCACATGAGTGTTTGCATCCTATGTTAGAACATCCCTTTCGTAAGGGTGTAAGAGAACATACGAGATGGAATCAGGCAGGAGACTTTGTAATTAACCACCTACTAACTGAGGATAAGATAGGCATCATGCCTAAGGGAGGACTATTAGATGAGGGGATTTATAACAGTGGCGGCGGCACTACTGATGGTATATACAGCATACTGCAATCTACTCCTGATGGAGGTGGCGGTGGTGTTGGCGAACCATTAGATGACTGTAGGGATGGAGGTAAGACAAAGGGAGAGATGGCTGAGCAAGAGGCTAAGTGGAGAGTGAAAGTAGCACAGGCATCACAGTCAGCTAAGATGATGGGTAAGTTAAGCAAGGCACAAGCAAGACTCACTGATGAGATACTGAATCCCAAGTTAGACTGGAGAGAAGTATTGCAGAGATTTCTTGTGAGATGTAAAGATGAGTCTCGTACATGGGCAAGACCTAATAGGCGGTTCATATCTCAGGGATTGTACTTACCTAGTATATCTGGTGAGGCAATGGGTGATATGGTTGTAGCTATAGACTGCTCAGGTAGTATAGGTAGCAAGGAATTATCACAGTTTAGTGCTGAGATAACTAAGATAAAGGAGGACAGTAATCCAACGTGTATACACGTGGTGTACTTTGATAGTGAGGTATGCCATTACGATAAGTGTACTCGTGATGATGAGTTAGATGTACAACCACATGGCGGAGGAGGTACTGCGTTCAGTCCTATATTTAAGTATGTAGATGAACAGGGTATTGAGCCTGTAGCATGTGTAGTATTAACAGACTTGTACTGTAATGATTTCGGAGACACACCACAATACCCTGTACTGTGGGTGTCGACTGAGAAAGTGCGGGAACAAGTACCATTCGGTGAAACTATAGAAATGTAGGAGGATAGTGAGATGGCAACAGTTAGATTTAGTGAGCAGTTAAAGTTCCAAATTATATCGAACGCAAAAGCAATATATAAGGTTAAGCTAGATAGAATACATACTAAGTTTGAAGAAAGTAATAACTTAGGTGAGGATATATATCAGGAATTATTTGGCAACACGTTGGACAGTATGCCTGACTGGTACTTCTCACACGAAGATGCTATGCAATTTGATGGGTTCTATAACGTGAATAGAGATGATGCACCAGAGGGTATAAGTGGTGATGATTGGGTAGCTTTGCATACGACTGATGTAGAGAGTACTTGGCAATATCCTAAGAAACATGCCTTACCAGATAGCATGAGTAGTGATACCTTTGCACGTGATATGGGTGCAAAGTGTTCTTGGAGGAATGTGTCATTAGACTATACAAATTCTAAGTGGGATGTTATTAAAGAGAAGGTGATGTCGTATGCTATGGAGAGGGCAGAGGTAAATAAACAAAAACGTATTTTCATTGACGGAGTAGAATCAATAATGAAAGAGTTCTCTACCTTAGCACCCGCGTTAAAGAAATGGCAACCATTGTGGGAGTTAGTGCCAGAAGAATATCAGGAAAGGCATAAGAGAATAAATGAAAAGGTAGAGAAACGTGTTGTGCCGAGTAATGATGAGGTAGATTTAGATAAACTAACTAGTGTAGTAGTCGGACATAAACTTACTGAGTAAGGGGGTGCTGTATGGACAGAATAAGTAACAGAGAGGCACAAGAGTACGTGAAGGAGAAAGTTCCGTTCTTAGCTAATAACCTGTCTGCTGATTGGTCGGGAGATGGGGAGTACTACATGGTATTTAGTTATGATAAGTATCCTATCTATATATACATTAGTACAACAGATAACTGGTATGAGACAGATGAAAAATATAGTATTACTACTGCTAAGCATATGTCTCAGACTAGACCTGACGTAACTACAGTAATACAACATAGTACAATGGAGGATATAATGAGCAGAGGTATAGTTGCTGTTGTATCAAAGCGAGTAACACAATAAGTCGGGAGGTTACATAAGTTATGGGTAATAAATTTGAGAAGGCTAGAGAAGGTAGAGATGCGTGTGGACACCCACATACATGGAAACCTAATGTAGGACACTACCCTAGTTATTATCAGGAGATAGCTAATGTGGATAAGAACCTTAATAGATGGTTCAACCAATGTTGGCAAGACTTCAGAGATAACATGT